GTTGAAGCATAAGGACGAATTGCAAAAAACGGGGTTATTCTTTTCGTTTACGACCGACCCGTTATTGCCGGAAACGCAAAGGTTGACCCGCCAAGCAATCGGCGTTTGTCAACGCCACAGCGTCCCGGTAAAGGTATTGAGTAAATGCGCCGAGGGTATTAATATTTTAATCGACTTTGCCGAGGCGTCCGAGGGTTGGGACAAATCCCGTATTGCCATTGGTTCCACGTTGACCGGATGCGACGAATTGGAACCCAAAGCAAGCCCAAACCGGATGCGTATAAACGCATTGGCACGGGCAAAACGCCACGGGTTCCGTACCTTTGCAAGCGTTGAACCAATCCCCGTGGGAATGTTTGACCGGGCATTTTCTGTAATTGCTTTGTCGTACCCCTTTGTTGACTTGTTTAAGATAGGATTACAAAGCGGTTGCAGATATACAAAGCGGGAAACATTGACGTTTTACAACGACGTGTTCGACTATTGGGAGGCGCACCCGGACAAAACACCCCGGATATATTGGAAAGATAGTTTTGTAAGAGCGTCCGGGATTGACCGGGAAACATTGCCCGGTTATTGTGTCCCGGCAAATTGGGATTTGTTCAATGAAAAGAAATGAAATAAGGGTTGAAGTTCCCGCCGATTGTCGATTAGTTGGCGTAAGGACGGACGGCGATGTTGCCGTTATCATTTACGAACCAATTCAAAGCGTCCGGCAAATTGGATTTATCCATTACCCGGAACCAAACGACGAAAACGAGGACGAACCCGATAATAAAAAATGATTATGCAGTATAATAACAAAGATTATAAGCCGAAATTGCACGACCGTTGGCGTGCATTAACCGTTAAAAACCCGTATGCAACGCAGTTGGTAACGGCGGCGCATGAGGACAACCGAATTGTTTACGGAGAAAAATGTATTGAGGTACGCAGCAAAAACACGCCGTACCGGGGCGATTTAATGGTTTGTTCGTCTGCTAATCCCGTAATTGCGGGATATGAAAGCGGCGTTACTTTGGGATTGGTTGAATTGTACGACGTTAAGCCCGTCGCCGATTTTACCCCGGAGGATTGGGAAAATACCCGCATACCGCCCGAAAAACGTAAATCCATTACAAAGGGGTTCGGTTGGCTGATGCGGAACCCCCGCCGGGTTGTTGAGTTTCCAATTAAGGGACAATTAGGTATTTACAATTTGGTTTACACAAAGGGCGTTATAACCGAATACCCACGGGCGTTGGTAGTTGATAAACAGAGTTACGAATTATTAAACAGAAAAGGAAATGAGTAAAAAACAAGTTGGAATTATCCGCAACAATGGCGACGTACATACGGCGCAAATTGGGTTTCATATCGGACGGGTTGGCGTATCTGTTTACGTCCGGGAATATTGGAAATATAAGAGTTGGTTTATTATTCCCGGCGTGTCTGTGGATGCGGTCAACGGTTACGACCGTTACGTTGACATTGAGGCGAAAATATTGTTTGTCGGCATTGGCATACGGTTTATATGGATTAAAAGAAAGGTAAAACGATGAAAGCAAAGATTTTATTGTTATCTTTGGCAACGCTTTTGTTGGGGGCGTGCCAAAGCGAGAACGAACCAACGGAAACATTTTATTTACTTCAAAAATCCGAGAGCATGGAAGAAAGAAACGAGTTTGTAACGAATACCACGGCGGCAATGATACAGATAAACGCCCCCCGGTATAATTGTGAGATTGTCGAAACCGCATTAGCCGGGGGCGATAAGGTACGAATTTGCGTAAAAGGCGCAAAGGAAGATTTGGACGCATTGTTTGACTATGTAAACGAAGCGGGCAAAGAATGAGAGTAAAGCAACCCGAACCGTTCGACCCAAACAGAGAGTACAACCCCGGCGAACGTTGCGTTTACCGGGGTATGGTATTGATTGCCGAGATATGGACGGCGGCGGATGCACGATTAGCCAACAACAATTCCACAATGTTTGCGCAACGTTGCGTTCGCTGCAAAATCAAAAGGGAAGATTGCCCCGGAATTGGTAGGCAATGCGATAAATTCCATAGGAGCGACCGGAAAACGATTTATTGGCGTTTGTTGCGTATCGTCGGGGGATTTAAGGGCGTCGAAACATTGGAATTTAATTATAACGGAACAATTGCCGGGGTTAAGGTTAAAGCCGCCCCGGATAGTAATAACGAATAAATTTTTAGAGCGATGAACAAACAAGTATTAAGCCCCTTTGATTGCGATATGTGCGCAATGATTGAGGACATAACAAAACAAGAAATTGAGGTTACGGCGTCCGATACCTCAATACGTTTGAGTTGGGCGCAAAATGGAAGCGAGGGAAACGATAAAGCCGAGGGACAAAGGATTGAGGCGTTAAAACAGGCAATCCGGGGACGATTGGGCGACCGTCTTATTGAGTTCTTTTATGACGATGGTAGGCAGTCGGTTTTTATGAAGTACGACCCGGAGGAATACCCGGAGGAAATGCGCACCCGATTAATCGACCCGGACACCACGGCGGGAACCCGGTATTGTCGCACCTTGTTAGAGGTTGACGCAATCCAATTTAGACGGGACAACGTGGACGACGTTTTGAGATTTACCGGAGGCGGAACGGTTACGACGCCCCGCACCCCGAACGGCAAAGCAATGTTTTCTTTTCCCGATGGTAACGGCATATTCGTTGACGTGCCGGAAAGTTGGTATATTATCCGGGAATTGAACGGACGATTTACCGCCCGCCCGGAAAAGGATTTTAAACGGGAATTTGAACCCAAAGGAACCCCCGCCGAGAATTACACGGAGCAACCCGCCCGTCCGGTTGTTGCTCAAATTGCCAATCTGTTTAATGAGTTGTTCGGAACAAACATTGCGTCCCGTTGCCGGAAAATGGAGGAAGAATTTAACGAGTACAAAGCGGCGGTAAAACACGCATTGCCCGAATTTGACGACCCCGGACGCATGAACGCCGTAATTGATGAATTGGCAGACCTTAACGCCGTCGTATTTCATTCCGCCGTAATATTAGGCATATCGCAACGGGATTTGTTAGAAATGGCATACGATAAAGTGAAGTGGCGGCAAATCGACCCGAATTATAAGCGGACGCACCCACACGAAGTGAATAACGGATGCGGCGATTGTGCTAATTTCACGAATGAGAACGTAAACGGTAACGGATATTGCGAGGCGTTCAAATCTGAACAATCATGCGGAACGTGTCGTTGCCAAGAATATAAACCTAAAAATTAAAGAGCGATGATTGACAGAGAACAATTAATTAATGAGATTGCCGAGGTAGTAAACCGTAATTCAATGGAAAAGACGTTTAATGATACCCCGGATTTTATTTTAGCCCGCATTGCGGTTGAAGCAATGGAAATGTTTACACGTGCAAGCGCACACCGGGACGATTACCACGGATTTAGAACGGCGGATTACGACCGGAAATATAAAGCGATTTGCGAAAGCGAAAAGAAAGCAAAGCCCGTGAACACTTGTAAGGGTTGCCCGCTTATCGACGTTTGCCCCGCCGTCCAAATGGAAAACCAACCGGAACGTAAAAGGGAGTACAAGAAACCGGAGGCGCACAACATCCCAAAAGAAGTGGAAGCAATGGCGGCGTTCTTTGCTGATATGTTCCCCAGTTCCGAAATACAAATCCAACGGGTCGATTTGAAAAAGAACCCCCGGAACAAATGCCGGGCAAAGAATAAACGGAAAGGAGGGCGACGCAATGAAAAATAAATGTTCGTCGGAAATTCCCAATATGCCGACCGAATGCGCCCCGGATAATCGACGCCCCGAAAAGATATGCGGAACGTGTCGATATTTTAACCCGGAATTTCCGGTAAATGGAAAGCCCGCCCCGGTATGTTTGGCAATAAAGGAAATGAAAGGGGGAACGGAATACACCAACCCCCGTGGAACGCAACATTATTTTCGTTGCTCAAATGGGAGATACGAAAACGGTATAGGACAATAGGCAATAAGCCCCGGAAACAAACGCCGGAGTTTTGCCGTTTATATACATGAGATAACAAAGGTTTGGCAATGCCCCGGAAAACCCGTAAATTTGCCCCGTGGTTGAAAGATAACCATTAAGACAATAAAAGTATTGAGTTAATAACAAAAGCCTCTTAAAATGGAAATTCCCCGCAAATAACTTGTAAAAGGGTAAACACGTTTTAAGGAGGGACGGGATAAGAAAAGACATAGAGAGCCGGAAAGGAACCAAAGGGGAAAAGGGACAAAGGAACCGAGGAACCAAAAGGACGGAAAAGCAAAAAGGCGCAAAGGTCTATTTTTTACCCCGTTTGAACATTAAAAGAGGTTGAAAAATGGAAAAATTGAAAACGGGTAATAAGAACCGGAAACCCGCCGGATATAACAAGCGTACCGAGGAACAACGGGCGTATGATATTGCGTATTGTTCCAATCTGTTTTTACGTGGTTATACTTATCGGGAAATAACCGAGGCATTGAACCGGGATTTGTCCGACCGGGGCGTTGGTTACACAATTACGCTTTCAATGGTTTATTACGACTTACAACAAACCCTTATCGAATGGAAGCGGGAACGGTTGGATAATATCGACGATTATGTTACACAGGAATTGCGCAAATTAGATGCAATGGAGATGCAAGCATGGGAGGCGTGGGAGGCGTCGAAAACCGGAAAGATGCGCACCAAAGAGAAAACCAACAAGTGGCGACCAATCAAAACCGATGCCGAGGACGGCGACCCGGAATATTACGGGTACAATGAAACCGCAACCGAAACGTCCGCCGGGAACCCCCGGTTTTTAGATTTGCTTTTAAATATCCAACAACGCCGGGCAAAGATGTTAGGGTTTGACGCCCCGGTTAAAATTGAGATACCCGGATATAACGCCACGACCGACGACGACAAACCAAAGTACGACGTTAAAGCAATCCCGGACGATTTATTGTTTGCATTGGCGGACAAATTACAATCCGCCGAATACCAAAAGGCATTAGCCGAGAAAGGAGGGACGCAATAATGTCAAATAGAGTAACCGCACCCCGTCCGGGAACCAAGCAACCGGAATGGCAAACCGAGATTTGCGACACGTGCCGTTTTTCGGAATGGATAACGGACGACCATAGACACCGGGATTTAAACGGGAACCCGATTTGTTTACGTTGCCCGCATTATGAATTTTACATTGTCCGAGGTCGTCGGGCGTGTTCTAAATGGGAGAAAGGAGCAAAGCAATGAACAACGAACAATTATTGCAGATGTACGACGCAATCCGGCAACAACCGGATTTGCTTGTTAAAGCCGCCGCCCGTAAACGCCTTATCAACTTTGCCCGGTATATGCAACCGGATTTAGTATTAGAGCCGTTCCACGTCGTTTATTATACGTTGTTGGATATGTTCGCACACGGCAAAATACGAAAGATGATTGTACAACAACCGCCCCAACATGGCAAATCGGAGGGGTCGAGCCGTAAATTACCCGCATTTATGTTGGGGTTAGACCCCGACCGCAAAATATGTATCGGTTCGTATGCGGCGACAATCGCACGGGATTTTAACCGGGACGTTCAACGAATAATCGACACGCCCCGGTATCGTGAATTATTCCCCGGCACGTACTTAAATGGGTCGAACGTCGTAACAATGGCTAATACCTATTTGCGCAATTCCGATGTTATCGAAATGGTCGGGCGTAAGGGGTCGTTGCGTGTCGTCGGTCGTGGCGGTTCGCTGACGTCTAAAACCGTGGACGTTTCGATATTGGACGACGTGTATAAGGATTACGCCGAGGGTAACAGCCCGATAGTACGGGCGGCGGCGTGGAAATGGTACACGACCGTTGTGCGCACCCGTTTACACAACGATAGTCAAGAATTGATTGTATTTACCCGTTGGCACGACGACGATTTGATAGGGCGCATTGAAAAGAGCGGCGAAACGATTATTGATGTTAAGTGTTGGGCGGATTTAGAGAACGTAACGCCGGGGGCGTGGGTGCGCATAAATTTTGAGGGATTGAAAACCGGGGAACCGACCGAGATAGACCCCCGGGAACCGGGGGCGGCATTATGGGAAAGCCGACACAGTAAGCAAAAGTTGGAAGCGCAAAA